GTGTAACTGCATTAAAGATTTAGAAAAGAAGATTGCGAACCACTTAACCGAGAAAAAGGCATACAGAAAGCCTATTAAAAAAGTTGAGTTAAAAGGCAAATGCTTCACCTTGGGCGGTAGTGATGTGTCTTTACAAACAAGGACGGATTTTGAAGTGACATTGGAAGGTCAAAAGAAAAAAAACATCGTGCCAGTGTTTCACTCTTTCTGCCCTTTCTGCGGCGTGAAGCTTAAGGCTGCATAACTAATTAAGCTAAGTGGAGCCGCGTTGTGTGCGGCTTCCAGCTTGAGCGTTTTGTTATATTGTTTTGATGTGGGCACATTAGGTGAGTGCTGCGGAGCACAGGAGAGAATCGGTTGGCCGTAAGTGAACTATTCGATGGTTCAATTCTCTTTTCCGTTAAGCCTAGTGTCCCTTCATGAGAGCAATATAACAAAACAATCCACGGTTATCGCTAAAGAGTTTATTGATGAAGTGAATCCTACTAAAACATTCCGTGGTCGTGTTGATAAACATGGCATTCAGTTGTTGAATGATTCTAAGCAGGAAAAGTATTATTATAAGTGGATTTTATAATCCCTGTATGTTAGTCTGTGATAAATTAAATTATGGTCAAGTGATATGATTAAAAAAGAAGCTATTGTTCGATTCGCTAATGATGAATCAACTAAATCCCTATTTACACGTAAAGAACATTTGCGCGGCATGTTTATCCTAAAGTATGCTCATAAAGTGTTCTATAAAAATTTATGGACACCTGAACTACAGAATATGCGCGGCACAGTCGTTGATGGTCAGTGGGATATTATACAGCGACCATTCACGAAGATTTTTAATCGTGGTGAGCGCAATACCGATATTCCTCGTGACGAACCTTGTATTGGTGTTGAGAAAATCAACGGATTTATGGTGGCTGCATCATGGGTCAGTGGGCATGGTTTATTTGTTTCAACTACAGGTTCATTGACTTCTGATTTTGCTGATTTAGGCCGCATGTGGGTAATGCATTATCCAAAGCTAGTTGAACAGTTACAGAAACATGAGCGTTTAACATATATTTTTGAATGTGTTGACCCCTCTGACCCACACATTATTGATGAAGAATCAGGGTTGTATCTGTTAGGTACTCGGTTCAAAGCATGGAATGTGCCTAATCACCACCACACAGAACATGACTTGGATACACTTGCCCATATAACGGGTGTGAAACGCCCCGCATGGCGCGAATACGAACGGTTTAGTGACTTGGTACAGGAAAACAAGAACGTCAAGCATGAAGGCTTTGTGGTGTGGGGATTGGAATCTGGTATTGAATTAAAGATGAAATCACCTTATTATCTGGCTATCAAGTTTATTGGTCGTTTGAATGATGACAGGTTGATTCGGTTGCTTGATAATCCACATGAGATAAAAAAGATTATTGATGAAGAATTTTATGATATAATCGACCACATACAAGATAACCTTGATGGGTTTTTATCATTGACTAAAGAAGAACGTATTGAATATGTGAGGAATTATTTCGATTAGAATACGTTGTGGTGAAACAGTGATTTCTGTATTTGGATTGACTGAATTTGATATGATTGTCATTGAAATAATTAACGAAAGCAAACTTGCAATATAGGAATAATAATGGAACGCTGGATTACATCTGATACTCATTTTTGGCACAAGAACATTCTGAAGTATCAACCAAACGAACGTCCATATGATAATGTACGTCAAATGAATGCAGTTCTAATTCAAAATTGGAACGCGGTTGTAAAACCGGAAGATGAAATTTACCACTTAGGTGATTTTGGATTCTGTAATGTGAACCAAACGGTTGAGATTCTTGAACAACTGAATGGTAAAAAGTTTTTTATTTTCGGGAATCATGATAGCCAAATGCGTGATAAAAAAGTGCTCCCATTTTTTCAGTGGATGAAAGATTATCATGAACTGAAAATGCCAAATCATAAAGGTAGTATTCCGCTGTGTCATTATCCAATGTTCAGTTGGAATCGTATGCATTATGGTGTTCCACATTTTTATGGGCATACACATGGCTCTATTCCATATGTACACCATAAAGGTATGTCACGTGATGTTGGTTCTGATACTAACCTGTGTACACCCTACAATGTGAATGCACTGTTAACTGAAATGAAAACGATTCGTGATATGTGTGGTATCGTTGATGCACGTAACCGGCCACAAATGGATGAATGATGAACCCGGGTATGTAACTGCGGCACATACTTTAAAGAATCAAATAGAGAGGTTTTAATGAATACAGATACACATTTTCCTGCGGATATTCTAACTGATGAAGATAGAGAATGGATTGATAATGCTGATTACATTACAATGTTACGACGATGGCGAACCGCACCGGCTGGTGATTCAATCTTCTGTGGTATCACTGGGCGATACTTCATGGATGTGATTAAACGTAAGAAAGCGGAACTCACTGAAGTAGAACAGGTTGTCGCATCTAAACATGTAGGTTGGGATGCAAATGGATGATGTGGTGTGGAAATCTTAAATAACAAGTTATAATAAGGTAAAAAGATGGTTGAATTAGAAGCACATGAAGTAAATAAAGCTGTACCAGAAATTGAAATGATTGCTGGCCCTGAAGGGGCATATGCTTATATGTTCATTTCTACTAAGTATGCGGGTATTTCTTACACGTATATGAATGTGAAGATTGAACCAGTTGACGGTTCTGACCAACTGGAAGTTAAATTTACATACGATATTTTATCAAACTTCAAAAATGTAAAAGTAAATGAACAAGATTTTACTCAGGTGATTGGTGATATTCTGGTTAGAGTGATTGACGCTGCAACAGAAAAGGCCAATAAAGAAAATGAGTGATATGTATAAGTGGGTATTTCGACCTGAGATTTCAAAAGATAAAGCCCTTCTCAAGTTGTTAATAGAACCATATTGTGATATGGTACTCATTTTAGGCCCAATAGATTTGATACCTGATGGAAATTTCAGATTCAAATACTTTGTGGTTGATAATCCCAATGGGGTTGATTATTCAGAGAACATTGAGTTTCATAAATACTTAGAACGAATTATCGAAGAACTTCTAAGGGTGAAACGAAATGAACTGGAAAGTAAAATCACTTGATATTGCTGAAATAATTGATGCGTTAAGAGTAGTGCCGCGCACTATGCTTATAATCTTTGGTATGTTAGTATGGCATGTGACAGAATGGTATATGGCATTACCAGAACCAACAACACAACATGCGGCGCTGGTTGCAACTGTTGTTACGGTTATACCAGCAGTGATTGGGTTATATCAAACTTCAGGTCGTAAGTGGAAAGATAAAATAAACAAATAGGATTATATTATGGGAAGAATTTTAAGTGTAACATTATTATTGTGGGTACTATTCGCTAGTGCGTGGATAGTTAACTTAGTTAAGTTTTCAGCCTGTGATTTTGAAGCAGATTATAGATGTGAAATTACACACGGGGTTGGTACATTCCTACCACCTACTGCCATTGTTACAGTGTGGTTTGATGACGATGTGAAGAATTGAATATCCATACCACCTATCGGCCCGATTGATTAGAGAAGGTAATGAAACCGTTAATCAATTGGTATCCGATACTGTGAGAATTCATAATACTTATCTTGGTGCTCTATATCTGAATGACACATTGGAAAAGAGAGTACGTGAATTAGAACAAGAAAATAAATTTTTAATGAAAACTGTGGACGAATATGAAAATAAAACTACTGAGTGACCTACACAATGAGTTTGGTCTATTTGATATAGATGAAATCATAGGTAATGATGTTGATATTCTAGTGTTGGCTGGTGATATTGATTTATGGGTTAAAGAAAAATATCGCTACACAACCTTCCTTAAATCAGCGGCTGAGTTTTTCCGTCATGTGATTTTTATTGCAGGTAATCATGAATTCTATGGTCGTGGTGATATTTCATTCGATTGTGATGACATGAAAACATGGGCTGATGGTTACGATAACATTCATTTCCTTGAAAACAATTCCGTTGTAATTGATGGTGTTGCATTTATCGGCACAACTATGTGGACTGATTTAGATAATGCAAATCCTGATGTGATGAATGTTATTAACTACGCAATGAATGATTTTAGACAAATTTATGTGGCTGGCACTTTATTTGACCCTCATGAATGGTTTAAGTTAAATGAATATGCACGTGGTTATCTTGAAAAAGCACTGAATGAATTTAAAAATCATAAAAAAGTTGTTATTACACATCATGGCCCTACGGTTGAATCTGTTGCTGAATGTTACGCTGGTCAAGGTTTGGTGAATTATGCTTATGTTAGTACACTACTTGGTGATATTATCAAAGAACATAAACCTGAATACTGGTTTCATGGTCACACACATGTTTCACTGAATCACATGGTACATGATACAAATGTTATCTGTAATCCTCGTGGGTATCATGGACAAGCAATTAACCATCAGTTTAATCCAGAACTGGTTGTTGAAATATGAGTGAGTATAGCGCAATTATAATGCAGAAATTGGCTACCTATCGAGAACTACTACGACTACAAGTTTCTACTATTTCAGAACAAGATGTTGAGTTGATGGAAGTTCTTTCCCGTGACCCTGATGTTCAGGCGTATTTGGAACAAAAACGTAAAGAAGGTTAATCTCATGTATATGTTAGTGGATTTAATAGAAAGTTGGTATTATCGAACTAAAGCATGTCTAATTAAGCGGTTTGGTAAGTCGAGTAAGGATGAACATGAGGATTGCTTTAATACTCGCTGCTAAGTCATTGATTTAACTGAATAAAAATAACACTTGCATCTTTCTGTGAGTCGTGTATAATACTTATATACGGCAAATAAATCACAGGAGATTTTATGTTGAAATATGAAGGTATTCCAGTTGGTGCGTTAATCAGGTCATACGACTTTGAACCAATGGAAGGTCGCTCAGAGAGTTATATTGAAGGTGTCGTGTTTGTTTCAGGGCATCATTATATTGCTGGCGTTCCAGTAGCAAGGATATATCTAGTGCGCTGTACTAAAGATACTTCTGGTAGTGAGCGCGTTGGTTATGTAATCCATGTACCGATGGAATTAGCATACTCTGAGTTTGACAATCGTGTAACTATCATTTCAAAGGAATCTTAATTATGGATTATCCCCTGAAAATTAAATCAAACTCAAAGTTTATCGAAGAATTTAGAAGGTGTGAACATGGCCGCTACGAAGATGCAATTTGGGCAAGAGCGCATGGTGAACCGGGTGACGTTGAGGCTGGTGATTATGAATGTGTTGTTGGTGATTTCATAGAACGCTGGAAATCTCAAATCGAAGTTCGTAATGAAGCTGAACTTTGTGAGTTATATTATGCATTGGCATCTGGAACAATTGGGCTGTATTATTGTCCACACGCAAACACGTTATTAAACCAGATACGCCCGATTGTTGATTCGATTAACCCTGCCATTGTTGAGCACTGGCCTGTACAAGATTGTATGTGAGAAAATATTATGGCACGTGATAGAGAAGAAAGATTTAAAAAATTAGCTGAAGGTCGCATGAGTAAACTACTGCATGATGTTAAACTCATTGGTAACTTATCAGATAAATCTAATTACAAATATACAGAAGAACAAGTTGAAGAAATCTTTACTGAGATTGATGAGGCAATAGATAGTTGCCGAAATAAATTCCTTGAACAATGTGTTTAATTATCGTAAACTGTTTCGTTACATTTAGAGTGTAAAGGGGTGATATGCATAGACCACAAATGATACCACCCGGTATATTAACTGTTACTCTTTCCCATATTCCATACTACGGTAAGGTTCGTATTATTTACACTGATAATATTGACCACACTTGGTATGGTGATGGTATACGAGAATTTAATATTAATGATGTAATGACAAATCCGGCACTATATGAAATAAAAAAACGAATACGATAATAAGAGGGATAAATGTCAGAAGAACTTATCATAACAAATCTAATAACAAACGATAAGTACGCTCGAAAAGTTTTACCCTTCATCCGAACATCCTATTTCTCAGATGAAGCCGACAAAGTAATTTTTAATAGTTATGTAAAATATTTTCAAGAATACAACTCAATTCCTACCCGTGATGCACTGAAACATGAGATTGCAGAACTTGACGGGCTAGATGAAGAAACATTTGAACTTGCCTACAATCGCATTGATGACTACAGGCAAGATGAGGAACCAGATGAACAATGGTTAGTTGATAAAACAGAAATGTTTTGTCAGGAGAAATCGTTATATAATAGTATCATGGAATGTATTGGTATCATTGATGGTACTGATACAAAACGAACTAAACATGCTATGCCAGAAATATTGAAAGAAGCATTAATGGTTTCTTTCGATACACATATTGGTCATGATTATTTCGAAGATGCTGAAGAACGATTTGAATTCTATAACATGGAACATGCTCGTATTCCATTTGATTTGGAAATCTTTAATAAGATTACAAATGGTGGTGTTCCTAATAAAACGCTGAACATTATATTAGCGGGATGTGTACATCCTGATACATTAGTCACGGTGCGGGTGAAAAGGAAAACCTAAGTTAGTATGATTTAATTATTTATAAAATAAAGGTTTATTAGATGAATGAAATTGAAGAAAATGTTGAATTATCAATAAAAATATCAGAAATTGCTGAACTTATTAATCAATATGATATTGAAATCAAGTCACCTGATGGATTTGTACCTGTATCTGAATATGTAAATAAGGGTCAATGGGATGAATATATCATTGAGGATATTACGGGTAATAGGGTATCTGTTAATGAAAATCACTTATTTGAAACCATAACTGGATGGGTTCTCAGTAAAAATTTAAGGACTGGTGATTTATTACTGAAAGAAGATAATCAATATCATCCAATAAAGGTAATAAAGACTGGTAAAAAAATACCAATTGTTGATGTGGTTATTAATCATGAAAATCACAGATATTATGCTAATGGGTTTTCGAGTCACAATACTAACGTGGGAAAAACTTTAGGCATGATTCACTTTGCATCCAGTTATTTGATGCAAGGTAAGAATGTGTTGTACATCACATTGGAAATGTCAGAAGAAGCTATCAGTAATCGTATTGATGCTAATTTGATGGATATGGAAGTGAATGATGTTGAAAATATTGAGCGAGATAGTTTCAATAAAAAAATCAATGCATTGCGCAATACAACCACTGGTGAATTAGTCGTTAAGGAATATCCGACAAGTTCTGCCCATGTTGGTCATTTTAAGATACTTCTACAAGAATTGGCAATGAAGAAAAACTTCAAGCCAGATGTGATTTTAGTGGATTATATTGGAATCATGGCCAGTAGTCGAGTATCAATGAACACTACAGGCTCATATGGTTACGTTAAGGCTATTGCTGAAGAATTGCGGGCATTAGGTGTTGAGTATGAGGTTCCTGTTTGGAGTGCTGTACAGGCTAATAGAAGCGGTTACAGTAACACCGATGTTGACCTTACCAATACGGCTGAATCATTTGGTTTACCCGCCACGGCTGATTTCATGTTTGCGTTCATCCGTACCGATGAATTAGATGCGTTAAATCAACTACTTGTGAAACAATTGAAGTCTAGATATGGTAATAAAAATTACTTTGAAAAGTTTGTAATAGGGGTTGACGCACCAAAAATGCAACTGTATGATGTTGAGTATTCCGCACAAGAAAACCTGTTACAGAGTGACGGAACGCTGAATAAAGATGATGAAAGTTTTGGATATAGAAAACCAAACGAACCTAAAAAAATAGATGGATTGATAGTATGAGTGAGTTATATATAGTGCGAGGTATACCCGGCTGCGGCAAATCGACGTTTGCTGAGAAAATCGCTGATGTGGTACTATCTGCTGATATGTATTTTGAGCGAGAGGGTGAATACATCTTTGATGCTAAACAAATCAAGGCCGCACATGAATGGTGTCTATTTGAGTGTGAACGTGCTATGGAATCACAGACTGTTGATGTGGCTGTGGCAAATACATTCACTCAGAAGTGGGAAATGCAAAAATACCTTGCATTAGCTGAAAAATATGATTATACTGTAACTACAGTCATTGTTGAGAATCGGCATGGTAGTAAGAATATCCACGATGTGCCAGAAGAAACTATCAAACGGATGGTTGATAGGTTCGAAGTTATATTATGATTTGCTAGTGTTTATTGGTTCCCCTTAACCAATAAACACATTTCCTGACCTTATTGGCTCCCAGCCTTTAAGTATGGATTTAAGCCCTGTTAATTCAGGGCTTTTTTTTGCCTGTATAAATATAAGGAAGTTTTCAAAAAGTATAAATATAAAATAATCAAGGTTTAATATTCGTGGATTACACATTTGAACAATACTGCGGCACTAACATATATAACTATAAAGAACAAATCTACAATTGACAACAAATTAGTTAGTAAATTGAAAGAAAAGATTGGTCGTAAGAAAATTAATGAGGCTCGACACATGCAAAGTTTTAAAACGTTTCTTAATGAGGATTTAACCCTGAGTAAATCCGATAAGCAGATTATCATGAAGTTCCTTGATAAGAAATCTGGAAGTAATAATAAATTCTTCACTGATGGTGATACCCTCGAAGGTTTATGGATGGGTGGTAAAGATATTGCTTATTGGGTAAGTGGTAAAATTGAAATGGGGCAATTGGATTCCCGCTCAAAACAAACAGTACAGCGATTCATTAAGAAAACTGCCCCTAGTATGGATTTAGCGTAATGCAAAGTTTTAAGTCATATAATAATCAAATCTCATTAGAACGCACGATTCTTGAAATGGTTTCTATTATGGATATGCCATTAGAAGAAGCGTATGCACTAGATGCTAATGTTATAACCGAAAGTAAACTACACGATGTGCTGAAGAAAGCTGGTTTACACCTAGGTAAGTCGAAAGGGTTACTTGACCACTTGAAAGCTGCTGGAAAGGGATTATTTAAAATGTTTGTTGCTGCTGTTAAAGGTGACAAGGATGAATTAAAAGCTGTTATCCGAACAATCAAGAAAGAAGATGTACTCGACTTTTTACTCAAATTAGACCAAGCCAACCTACATTTAATCACTGGCCCAATACACTTCATTGAAGCGGTAACAGGTTGGCATTTATGGGCTGCACTTAATAAAGCTAACAGTAAAGCAGAGGATGTGGTCGCAAAAATCAAATCTGCAATTGCTGCTGTTAAAGATGGGGTTCAAAAAGTTCTTGATACACGTAAATCAAGAAATCACTTGAAATCATTATCTAAAATTGAACGTGACATAGGTTCGATTGCATAATGAAAAAATTTAGCAAGTTTATTAAAGAATCATTACCGATACGAATTAAAACATCTAAAGAACCCATGTTCGTGATGGTAGTTGGTGAAGATAAACATTGTATTACAGAATGGTACGAAAAGAACCTTTCCGGTATGCTGTATTTTTCAACAACCGAACAAGGGGGTGATTCTAAAATGGTTCTGAATGGACTCACAGAAGAACACGTAGATTTAGGGGCATCTTTTCGTACAGGGAATACCGTTATCCATTTAGCACATGGTGCTAATGATAAAGATATTGAACAATCAATGCGTGTTGCTAAAGAGCAGGGATTAACAACTGCATTGGTATCTTTTGGTGATACTAAAGTTGACCAGAATCTAGTTGATATTAAATATAAGATATGAAAAAGTTTAGTTCGTTTTTAACTGAGAAAAAAGCGGCACTTGATTATGAAACATATATCACGGTGGCGTTCAATGGTAGTGACGATAAAGCACTAGCTGCATCAAATCTTACTGCTGACCAGTATGATAAGAATAAAGATAATGCTGAAAAAATAGCCAAAGCCATTAAAGCAAAAACCAAGGGTAAGAAACTTACCCATATAGGTTCTGCACAAGGTAAAACTGTGAATTGGTGGGAAGGTTCACCCACACCAAAAACCGATGTATTAACTGATAATGGTGTACATATTTCCCTGAAAACAACAAATACAGGTTCACAACTTACTTCTGGTGGCTCTGGTGAGGCCCGTAGCATCTTTAAAGCGGCTCTGAAGCATTCACATGACGCTGAAGCTGAAAAACTGGCTAAGATGGTGTTAGGGTCTATGAAAACCTTTTTAATCCCTGCTGCGAAGCGTGGTAAGGTTACAATTAACCAATTTACCACTAAAGTAAAAGCAGGTAAGAAACAAGGCAATAAAGAACTGAATGATATGGCTAAGGAATTTCTTGAAGCGGATAAGATGCGTAAGGAAGTTACTAAGATGACCAATAAGTATTTTGAGAAAAATGCTGAATTTAGAAAATGGTTTGTATATGAAGCTGCCACAGGTGCGGTTAAATTTTCACCAGAAGGCCGAAATGGGCCTTCAATTGCAAATTGGGTGGTTAAGTTTAATAGTGATAATGGGGATGTTGCCTTGGTTGAACCGCTATCAAAGGGTGGAAAACCAACTAAAATGATTGATTCACTTGCATCTAAGGTGCGGTTTCGTGTATCATGGAAAACACCACACGGCACAGGCCCAAGCACATATTTAGCCCTTCGCGCAGATATATTAGAATCTCATGGCATTGAAAGTAATCTATGGGAAATGATTGACACAGAACTAAATACCCTAAACGAGAATGTTATAAATAATATTAAAGATTTCTTCAAGAATCTCTGGAAGAAAGTAACTGTTGCTATAAGCAAAGCAGCCAAGAAAGGTTATGAATATTTACTAGCATATCTAGGATTCGACGTAAACAAATTAAACGTAAAAGTAGCAGGAGTGGAATATTAATGAAAAAGTTTGATGAACTTATCACTGAGATAAACAGTGCAAGATTAAAACGAGTGCAGTTTAGAGGCGGCGGTGCAAGAACTTCACCAATCTCAAATCAAATGGTTAAAGGTAGTCCAATTGGATGGTTTTCAACAAAGCAGAATCCAGCATTTGGTTTTAATATTCATTCACTGGAACGTGAAGATGTTAAATGGTTGAAGTCAATGAAGGTTGATGTATCTGATTTATACCGAATCGTTACTGACAAAAACACAACTATCGTTAAATTGAATCTTGGGAAAGGTACAGTTGCATTCGCTGATAATAAACATCTTGAAGATACAGATGAGTTTAAACTTGAGAAGGCAACACCCTATAGCAAGCTATTTGTTGATTGGGGTAAAGAGAAGGAGTTTGGTATCAAATGAGGCCCACACATACATACGATATAATTAAACAGATAATTAAACTACCCTATGTTACACAAAGTATTGACACGTGGACTCAGGTTGATGGTACTGCAACACTGGTGCGCGGCAAGGATGGTAATGCATATGAAATTGTGGTTCGACCTGCATCTGAATCAACTCACCCAAAATTAAAGCAAAAAACACTCAAGAAAGGTGTGCGCGAAATGAAATCATTCAACGAATTAAATAAAGAACTGAACGAATCTACTGTAAAAATACCAATGAAGATGATTGAACCTCCAAAGGATACATCCCGTGAAGCGATTAAAATCTTTAAGGCTATGTATAAAGATTCTGGGGGCGTATCGGCACCATTGAGTTCGGCGGCATTTAAACTATCTACTCAACTCAAAGGATTGGGATATTGGGTCAGTAATGTACGCGGTGAAATGCGATTAAACAAAATCGGTTATGATTCTCAAGGATTGAAAATTGTAACACCCCGTGGGAGCAACAAGTAATGAAAAGCTTTAAAACACTCCAAACTGAACTAAACATGTATATTAGCTAATAGGAATAATGATGAAATCATTCAAAGAATTACAAGAAGAAAACGCTCAGATGCATGAGGGATATAACCAAACTCAAGTAGATGAATTACAACTATACATTGATAATGATAGTGATATATATCGTAGACGAATTTCCCCGATTCGTAAAAACCTTTCACGTAAACATAAAGCCGGTAAATATGATACCAATCTTGCAGTAAAGATTTGGTTGCCACTTGCTAAAGAAGGCGCGAAGGCATATGAGAAAGAATACGGCGATGGTGGCAAAATCTTCTCAAAAGGCGATATTGAACAAGTAGCCCTTCAGATGAAAACTGAATGGGAAGAAGAAATGAATACAGGTAACTACGAGTAGTCACTATGATAACCTTTAAACAATACAGCGTACAACAACTAGAAGAAAATATCATACGCGATATGACTAAGGAAATGTTGCCTAAAAAGGTATTGCATTTCCTCAAGCGTAGTTTACATAAAGATAAGTATATCGCTGTATTGAAATTACAACACAAAATTCTCAAAGATGCAACACGAAAGATTAGTGTACACACTGCATTGGTTAAAGCGGCTGAAACCTACGGTATTGACCCTAGAGAAATGCTAAAAGTAATGGATAAAGAAACTCGCTACGCATAATATTTTTAAAACAGATAGGATAACAAACATGGCACAAACAGGATACAATTTATCGACGGCTTTACGTATTTTATACGATAAGGGATTAGTCGATGAAACAAACATGAAGCGAGTTAGTAAAGAGATTCCAATGGAATCAAGTGGATATATACAAGCCAAAGATTTAGAAAAATTTGATAAGAAATTAGGAAAATAATATGCCATTAACCTTTAAAAAACTTTATGCTAATCTACTGGAAGAAACCCCCACCAATGTAGCGGGTGGTGTTGATAGCGGCGATACTAAGAAACAAATCTTAGGTAAGAAGAAATGTAAAGAGGATGACTGTGAGTGTGAAGAATGCTCCAAAACATCTATGGTCAAACGCAAGGTAATGGAAGCGGCTGAACTTGGTGATGCTTCATTAGGTCAGGTTGTTAAGCGCACATCCCCATGCCCTGAATGTGGTGGAATGCACTATAAGAAAATCGAACATAAAGGCCAACCTGAGTGGATGTGTAATAGTTGTTTCTCAGGTGGTAAGAAACGTCAGATACGTCAACGTAGAACCTTTAGTGAACTGTTTATCGTTGAAGCGGGTCAACAAGCGGGTAAATTAGAATTAATCAAAACCCCTGTTGAAAAAGCACGTTCATATGCTGAATCAATTTTTACTAAATCCTCACTGGATTCAGAAATTCCTAACTTCGATAAGAATTATGTATTTGCTCAACGTCAAGCTGGTTCTGGTAAAACTCAACGTAAGGATATGCCTGTAATTGATGCTAAGGATGTTAAGCAGTTTCAGAAGCGTTTAGAGAAAGGTTATATTGATTTAAGCCCACCTTTCGCAAATGATAACTCTAAAAGAAACCCATTCCCTGAAGGGTTGAGTGGTGATTCTGCTAAGAAGTTCTTAGAGAATGGATTAAAGGTACATGACGGTGACGCTAAAGATGACGTGATTAAGATTACTAATCCGAAAGTTGAAGTTGGTAAATTAAAGCCAATTCAAAAACAGATTTATTACGATAAGTCGATTAACCCGATTGCTGAAAATGGCGCAAAAGGTTCTGCATCATTCTTCCAGAATAAAACCTTCTTTATCGTTAGTTCGGATAACTATATTATTGACGGTCATCATAGATACTTGGGTGCTATGTTAATCGACCCGAAAATGAAAGTACAAACGGTAATGATTGATTTACCAATTAAAACATTACTACCAATGACATTAGCTTATGGTGATGCGGTTGGAAATAAAAGAAACAAATAACATTCTATAGGAAACCAGATGGATAACTACAAATTACAAATATCCGAAAGCATGATTACAATGCTTAATAAAGCAGTTAAAAATAAAGATGAAAAAGTTGCTAAACAGATTATCAGCAAATACTTCAATGACCCTAAACTGGTTAACCGTTTTCTAGCTGCATTATTCTCAGGTAAGAAAGAAAAGATTACCATTAAAGAAATGGTTCTCTGGATGCTTGATGGTAATGTTGCAAAAATAGACGAAGCAATTAATGAAGAAACTGCATATCAGGCATTCTTTAAGAAAGCATTGAAGAAGTTTGGTGTTGAAGAACCAGATGAGTTATCAGGTGATAAAGAAAAGGAATTTTACAACTACATTGATAAGAACTGGAAAGCGGATGATGAAAAACCAGAACTAAATGAAGCGGTTAATATCAGTCGAGAAGTAGACCGCATTGCAAAGATGACAGATAGAAATGACCACATTGGTGCGTTGATTTCTGGTGCAAAAGTTCTCAAACATAAGAAGTTGGAAACAATATTTAATGCTATCGCTGATATTCAGAAAGCTGAAGGTTCTCTGAATAGTGAACTTGGAAAGCTACGTGATATGTATTATAAAGAATTAATGAAATATGCTAAACGAAAACTATCCTCAACGGATTATGATTCGTTTCACTCTGCATACTAAAATTTAAAAAGAAGGTTTATATTATGAAAGTTTATTTGGATATGGATGGTGTACTGGTTGACCTTTGGGGTGGCTATGAAGAACTAACTGGTATATCACTAATTGAAGCGGATAAGAAATATGGTTCTCTATCTCATGAAGTATGGAGTCCAACACTAGAAGTTGATGATTTCTGGTTTAACTTATCTAAGGATTCTGGCGCTGATGTATTGCTTGAATATATGCAAGAAAATTATCCAGTAGAAAAAACATTTATTCTATCCGCACCAATTAGATTAAACAGGGATTCTTGTATAGAACAGAAACGTAGATGGGCAACACATCACACTCATTTACTTGAAGAACACATACATATTGTACCACGTAGTCAGAAAGTTGATTTCGCATGGTGTGATGAAAACGATATTCCAAATATCTTAGTTGACGATTATATCAAAAATATTAAAGAATGGGAATCACAAGGTGGTATTGGTATCCACCACACCGATGTAGATACCACATTACAGAAATTACATGATTTATTAAGAGGAAATAAAAATGCCTAGAGATTTAAAAACTGCACCCAACTGGTGTCCAAATGCAATTCCAACTAAACGAGGTTGGGTTGACCCTGATTCTGGTGAACTTCTGGTTTCACTGAAAGGTTTAGTTGATGCTAAAGATGTTGATGTAAAAGGCACAACACAAAAAGCGAATGAAGATACAAGTGATTCTGGTGAAGCTGATAATCCTGACACTGAAATCTCTGTAGAGCCTGATGTAGAGCCTTCTGAAGAAGCTGACACTGAAACCCCTGTAGAGTCGGCTAATGAAGAACCAGTTGTTGAAGAAGTTAAGGAAACCCCTAAAAAGGCTGCACCAAAGAAACGTGCATCTAAGAAGAAAAAAGCTGCTGCAAAGAAAACTGACTAATGTTATCATTTAAAGAATATCTTATTGAAGCTGCTATTGCTGAACCTATCAGTAAAACACAATTAAACATTCTTGAGAAAGCACTTGATAAGCTGTTTGGTAAATTCAACATTGATGTTGTTTTTACTAAACATTTCTTTGACAGGCTTAATGATGCACGTAACAAAACACAAATAACCCTTTCTGAACTGGCCAAGATTTTCAAGGATGCTTTTAAGAAGTATGGTAAGAAAATGTCTAAAACATCTGGTGAGAAACAGATTGAAGAACTAATTAAGTCTATTTCAACTGATATAAATATACCTATAGTATTGAAATGGGATAGAGCTAATAAAGAAGTTGATTTGATTACGAAAACTATTATGCGTAAGAAAGGCTTCAAAACTTCAGGTAAGGTTATTACAGTTGAAAGCAGATGATGAATTTATAAAGTTTTGTTTGAATAATTATCGTACTCCACACTTTAATCGTGAAGAATTCGATAATGATTTAAATAAAATTATTATCCTAAAGAAAATGTTTCGTAGATATAAATCTACAGGCAATATTAATGAGCGGTTAGTTCTGAATAACATTATTATTTTAATTAATGTATTCGGAATCGAAACCGCTAATTTTATTTTATTTTATAGATTGGAAAGTGAATTTCATTCATATATTAAAACATTCTTAATGTTTTTAAACGCATGGGTAGATAGTGATTTAACACATGACGTAGAAGTGGATGACGAACTACAAATCATAATTAACACTAAGGTGTAACATGGTATTTTCTATCCCCACAATAATTTCTATGGTTACTGGTGTTGGGCCATTCCTAAAGAAAGCATTCACAAATAAGTATGTACTTGGTGTTATTGTAGCTGGCGCTATTGTAGCTGCTGGTTGGTGGGCGGTTGATACCCACTACGAATTGATTAATAAGTACAACACTTTATCAGATACCCATAATGAATTAATCGAAAAGGAAAAGAAAGTTCGTAACGATTACAATAAACAGTTGCTTATTATTAAAAACAACGAACAGAAACGGGCTGACCTTGAACTGGAATATAACCGAGTTAAGGATATTTTAGGTGGTATAGATTTCGAGAAATTTAAAGATGCACCCGCTGAAGTTAAAGAGCAATATGATGAGGATATAAACTTAATCATTCAGAATTCATATGGATGTATAGAATCAGCTACAGGTAATGCAGGTGCAACATGCGTAAAATAATTCTATCAATGATGGTGGTATTCATGTTGTCAGGTTGTTCAACAATCAGCGAAAACATCACTGATTGGGCCTGTGAGCGTTGTAATCGTGAAAAGGTATGTTACACAAAGCCTTACCTTGATATTCCCTATCCTAAACCATTGACACTAAAAGATGTGCCTGTTAAAGTATATCAGATACAAGAAAACGTAGGTATCTGGATGGATAAAGAATCCTTTGACAATTGGATTCTTAATAATAAGAGTTGTGAAAACACAATCATTCTACATAGAGATATAATTCAGGATTATAAAGAATATTATAAACCCGTAGAAAAATAATTATAACAGGGTTACATTATGAATTGGATTTCCGAGAAGTACCTGAAAATGATTTCAGGTCGCTTACAGTTATTTAAGCCTAAAAAAAGAGGTGTATATAACTGCCGTTGCCCTATCTGTGGTGACTCCCAAAAAAGTAAAACAAAAGCACGTGGATACTTTTATACCCGTAAAGGTAAGATGTTTTACGACTGTAAGAATTGTGGCGCACCTGAGCACCGAACATTTGATAAATTCCTTAAGTGGTTTGATGCAGACTTTTATAAGGAATATAAAATGGAAGTGTTTAAGGAATCAGTACATCACACTAAAGAGAAAAAGGTTAATGAGTTAAACTTTAATTACTCAAAGCCTGAAGCAAAAGAAGTTCCTGAAGTATTAAAACATCTAAAGTCACTCAAACAATTAGGTGAGGGTCATGTTGCATGGATGTATGCTGAAGGTCGTGGTATCCCCACAAATCAATTCAGTAATTTGTACTTTGCTGCATCAATGAATGTGTTCAGTAAATTAATTCCTGATTATGAGGAAACTAAATTTGATGATATTCCTAGATTGATATTACCGTTTATTAATAAAGATGGTATAGTCACACACATTCAGGGTAGAGCTATTGGTGATGCTCAACACGTTCCAAAATCACAGAGATATGTAACACTCGAACTTGTACCAGATATATCTAAAGTATTTGGTATGAACACTATTGATGAGAGTAAAACAGTCAAGGTAGTTGAAGGGCCAATTGATTCACTGTTTTTAAAGAACTGTGCTGCTATGGCTGGTGCTGATATTGATTTTTCATTATTCAATAAAGATAAAACTGCTTTTATATTTGACAATGAACCACGTTCACATGAAATAATTAGACGCATGGAAACCGTGATTAATAAAGGGTTTGGTGTTTGTGTTTGGGGTAACGAAATCAACTCAGGCGATGATATAAATGATTTAATCTTAAAAGAGTTTACACCTGATGAACTTGATGCATATATAGAAAGCAGAACATTTAGAGGGTTGAAAGCTAAGATGGAATTGGCAAAATATAAAAAGATATGAGTAAACTAGATTGGCCTGATATGACGTTTCCACCAATTAATCTATGGAATGCATGGAAACTAAAAGAACGAATGCCTGAGAAGGTAGATAATAATAAAAAAGAGGATAGCACTGTAATGGTGTTAAACCCAAAAATAAAAATATTGATGAGGATTATAAATGACCGATACCATTTTTGAAGATGAATTTTCCGAAGAAGTTTGGAGAAGTACCTATAAAGATTCAACTGATAATAATGTTGACGATACAATGATGCGTGTAGCACGTGGTGTTGCTCAAGCAGAAAAAAATCAATCATTACGTGATGAATGGCAACAAAAATTCTATGATATGTTAACCGGCTTTAAAGTAACTGCTGGTGGACGTATCTACTCTAACGCTGGTGCTGATTGGGGTGGCACTACACTAATGAATTGCTTCCTTGCACCACGTGCTACACATGATATTGATTCACTAGAGAACATCATGACCAATCTACGAAACCAATCACAAACACTAAAATCTGAAGGTGGTTGGGGTGAGAACTTTTCATACATTCGCCCACGTGGTTCTTTTATACATGGTATCGGTGTTGAATCACCGGGTGCTGTTAAGTATATGGAATTGTTTGACCGTTCAAGTGATATTATTACATCTGGTTCTGGTAAAAAATCTACCAACAAGAAAGCAAAGGGTAAGATTCGTAAAGGTGCAATGATGGGTGTAATTGATGTAACTCACCCAGATATAGTTGAATTTATTACCGCTAAACAATCCGCTGGTAGACTTTCTAAGTTCAATGTATCTGTAAACATGACTGATGACTTCATGGAAAAGATTATCAAGATTGAACAGATGGTGAATGAAGGTGCAACACAAGATGAAATTGATTTAGTTGACCAATGGCAACTTCGTTTCCCTGATACTACACACGAAAAATATAAAGCTGAATGGGATGGTGATTTAGCTTTATGGGTTTCAAAAGAATACCCTGTTGATGTATTTGAAACCGTTTCTGCATTAAAGATTTGGAATCTGGTTATGGATTCTACTTATAATCGTGCGGAACCGGGTGTATTATTCTTAGATAGAGCAAATTATTTTTATCCTACGAATTATGTTGATAAAATTGTGGGTACGAATCCATGTGGAGAACAAACGCTTCCCCCTGCTGGTGTGTGTGATTTAGGTTCAGTTAACCTAGCTGCATATATCAAAGAGAAAGATGGTGTTGTTACATTCGATTACAAGGCGTTTAAAGATATAATTCCAACTGTTGTACGCTTCCTTGATAATATTAATGATGTATCAAACGCTCCATTACCCGAATACGAAGATTCAATGAGGAACAAACGTAGAATTGGTGTTGGTATTCTTGGTTGGGGTTCACTGTTATTTATGATGAAGATTCGATTTGGTTCTGATGCGGCTAATGAATTACGTGATGAAATCATGAAAACGCTGGCACAAGAAACATACAAGGCAAGTATTGATTTAGCAGTTGAAAAGGGTATGTTCAAATACTGTAAGCCTGAAGAACACGTTAAAGGCCCATTTGTGCAGTCACTTGATTTACCAAAATCATATATGGAAAAACTGACAACAACTGGTATTCGAAATAGCTCATGTTTAAGTATTCAACCAACAGGCAATACTTCAATCTTCGCTAACATCTTATCAGGTGGTAATGAACCAATCTTTATGCCTGAATATATTCGTACAGTTATTCAAGGTATTGTGCCTGACCATTTAGTAGACCTAACACCAAAATGGTATGAAGGTCAATGGTTTGAAACAGATATGTTCAAGTTTGATAGAGAAGGTGATGAAGAAATCCTTAAAGGGGTTGACGAAACTACCGGAATCGTGTATAAGATTGATAAAAACCGTGGCCTGACTAAAGAAGTTCTATGTGAAGATTATGCGGTTCGATGGCTGAAGGCTCGTGGTGAATGGAATCCTGATGCTGATTGGGCGGTTACTACTGAAGATTTAACGGCTGATGACCACGTGAATGACCTGAAAGGTTTTGCTCGTTGGATTGATTCTGCTATCAGTAAAACAGTCAACATCCCACATGATTATCCCTATGAGGATTTCAAGGATATTTACCTTAACTCATATAAATCTGGATGGATTAAAGGTGTTACAACATACCGTTCAGGCACTATGACTTCGGTTCTTTCTGCTAAAGAGGATGTTGATACCGAAGAAGAAATTATTATTGATGATGTTAAGATGCCAGATTCAGCACCGGCTGTTATGAAAACAATTCGTGCTGAAGGTAAGAAGTGGTACTTAACAATCGTATACAATGAAACTGATAATAGACCATTCGCATTATTTGTTAAAACAAATTCACGTGAAACTTCTATTGTTACAAATAATGCTATCGAACTATTAATGGATTTGGTTCAGGATAAAGGTATTAAACAGGAACATATTGATGAAGTAATGAAAAAGATTAATGGTGACGATAACGCAAGTAAAATCACTCGCATTATTTCATTCCTGTTACGTCATGGTGTTTTAATTAAAAACATTGTTCGTGTGTTAGATAGAATTGAAGATGTATATGTTGGTTCATTTATTTTCCAGATTAAAAAGTTCTTACAAACTTACATCAAAGATGGTGAAAAAGTTGATGGTGAAAAGTGTGAGGAATGTGGAAGTGACCAAGTTGTATACTCTGAAGGGTGTTTTAAGTGTAACCAATGTGGTTCAAGTAAATGTGGATAAACTAGAATATTAAAAGGTATTAAGAAGAAATGAGTATTAATTATAGACAATTGGCTAATCAGGTTACTGAACGTGACGATACCGAGAAGTGGGAATGGGTAAAAGGTAATCAAGATTTAAATATAACAGTTAATCTTGATAATGACGATACGTTTGTAACCTTTGATGACTTCGATGAAGAAGAAGATGACGGTGAAGTTGTTATTCGATTTGATGGATACCTTGGGTGGTCAGATGGAATTCACACCTTACTGGATGTGTTTAATATTAAATTCGAAGATGTATAATGCGTTGGGTTAATGAACTATATGGTACAGAGCGCACAATTAGAAAATTTGCGCTACTTCCAATTAACGTAAGAAATGAATATCGTTGGTTGGAAATGGTTACTATACGTCAATCACGTATTATCGGTAGTTGGGAAAATCTAAGGTTTATAGATGAGTAAACGATATTTAATGATTGATACTGAAGGTGAGTGTGAATACACTGAAGAAGGGATAATTCTTGAGTATTGGGAATATTGGGCTGGTCGTATGATTGAGCATGGTGGATTGTCACCATTAATCACAGAACAGAATTGTATATATGATTGGTGTGTAGTTAATTGGGCGGTTGAGATAAAATGAGTATAAGTGAGAAAGGTAAGGAACGTATGGCAATCTGTATGGAATGCCCTTTTATTAAAAATAAAGATACATTACGCAAGCAATGTGAAAAGTGTGGGTGTTTTCTTGAGGCTAAAGTTTTAGTACCAATATCACATTGTCCAATACAGAAATGGTAAAAGGTTGAATATATTATGAGTGAAGTGATTACGAGTGAACAAGTTTCAGATTATATTATAGAATATGTAAATCAAGATATTGAAAAGGCTCTACCCGTTGTTATCGGATTGTTTGTTGGGTTGGTTGAAGGGTATATAGAAATGTGCGGCGAAGATAAAAACAAACAAATTACATTAGATAGTCAACGTGAAATTATCATTGGGCCTGTTAAGTGAAATTAATTGTTGCGGGGTCACGCTCTATAACTGACCCTGATAGATTTCTTGAAGCGTTGGATTTATGTAAGTTTGATTTTGATTGTATCATTCAAGGTGGTGCTAACGGTGTAGACCTGATGGCTAAACTCTATGCTACGATGCTAAAAGTTCCACAACACGAATACCCTGCTGATTGGGATGATGTTGATAATCTGGATGAACACTTTATTGGATTTCGTAAAGATGGGAAACCATATAGTAAGATTGCGGGGAGTATTCGCAATTCGCAAATGGCGAACGATGGTGATGCACTACTTGCAATTTGGGATACTAAATCAACTGGTACACGTGATATGATAAACCAAGCACTGCAACGTGGATTGGCAGTACAGGTTATATCAGTTGTTGGATGGGAAGTTAAAGAACTTTATGATTTTGAATCCTAAGTTCATGTTCAATGATTCGTTGTTCACCATAATTCTTTGATGGATAATATACGCGGTCAATGTTTTCGTTATAATACAAACGTTCACCATATTCATCACGGGATTCTAAAACATTACGCACGATTTGCTCACAGAGTTCGGCATAGTTTGCCTCCCGTTTATCAGGATGTAATGAAATTATTTCACGGGTAAAGTTTTCCTTGCCATGTTTCTTAATTTCTTCTGCAACAATTTTTGAACTTGACCAATAATTTTGCCAGTCAGATTCCTTGATAACAATGCGTTTACGCTTCATTCCTTTTAACGGTTTAAGTGTTCGTTTTGACTTGAAAACTTTTTTACCGATATATTTTTTACCATTTATATTATTAGTAATTAAATAAACGAATGCATAATTATCACCAATCATTTCACTTGTAAATTCTTTACCTTCATATAACCACATAATTAATTCCCACAATCTGTTGTATATGTATATATGTGTGGTATATTATGTTTTCGGGCCAGTAGCATAACTGGTTAATGCTGCCAACTCATAATTGGTAAGATAGGGGTTCAACATGAATCCATAATTATTTTCGTAAATAACTTGCATTTACTGGTGAATAGGGTATAATACTTATATTGAATGAATTTATAGGAGTTATACCGATGGCTAGACGTAAAAGTTTTAAAGCACCACGTCACACGAACCGTGAAATGAACGATGAAACGTATGCTTTACGCAGAAAAGTGATGGGGTTTGTATATGAAGCCCGTGAAGTGTTAGGTGAAGCATTTAAACGTGTTGATATTCGTATCACTGATTGTGACCGTGAAGGTAGGTTAGGTGAAGCTAAGATGGGTGACTGTATCATTTGGATACCTGCTGCAACCATTGAGAAGGCAAAACGTGATTTAGATATTCGTCATGTTGTTTTTCATGAGATTGCACATGCTATCTTTGCTGCACCACACAACGAAGGGTGTATGTTAATGGCCCGCGTTGTTCGACACACAACACGAAAGATGCAGAATGATGCATTAAAAACAGTTGCAATTAGAGCGAGTGTATGATATGGCTGCTGACCAGATAATAGCAACCGATACAGACCGCACAATAGCCCGTAACGGCATATTAATGCACCTACAGGCCACTGATATAGCTAAGGATTATAATAGCTTCTCAGAGGCAATAGAGGCTCTTAATATGTGGGCTTTTATTGAGAATGAAGTTGAGGTGAAAGCTCACGCAATGGCCGATTCGCGCAGATTAAACAACATAATCCGTGAAATGACCCACGAATTTGTAAATGTTTAAGTAAATAACTTGCATTTACGAACCATTCTGGTATAATACTTATATTGAATAAATAAACAGGTGACGTATGACATTGGATTTTAATGAAGGCGTTAAGGTATTGACCGATAAGGTCGATGGACTATTACCCAATTCTATTGGTATCTCAACTGGTGATGAAATATTGGATGCAATTAAGATTGTTGTTGATGGTGCGGATAATGCAGATTTGATTCGTACCTTGGTATCACAACTTATAGGTTTAGAGGTGATTGCGCGGTTCAATGAAGCAAATGATATTGGAAAACAGTCATGAACTCATATGCAATGTGACTTACTCAATTTAATTAATAATAAAGGAAAGATACATGCCATTGAAACTTGAAATAAGTGAACTTGATTCGGCATCAAATACCCAAGTTTTAGATGCATATGATTATGCTCGTGAAATGGTGAGTCACTACAATGCGGCTGAAGGAAATTGGCGGTTAGAGAAACCGGCCCGTAAAAAAGCAGAAGCATATATGGCTAGAGTTGCCAGTGAGTTACACCAGCGTGGATTGAGCGCAAGAGTTGGTAACTATCTTATATAAATACTTTTATTTAAAAGGAAAGGAAAGTAATGAAAAGTTTTAAACAAACACTTAATGAATCTTCACTATCACGTGTGTATCGTCATTCACAATCACATGATATTGGTATTATCACTGCATTCCGTGATGCACGGGATTGCAACGAAGGTCAGGAATATACCAAGCGTGAAAACCTTCAGCGCAATAAATCTCTGAAGGCTAAACTTCAAGCGAAGGGTTATGGTATCACTGTAGTTAAAGGTTCGTATATTGAAAACTATAATACCCCGAATGCAAAAGAAGTTGGTGAACAAGTTTTCTTGGTTGTGGACTTGAAAGATAAAGGCTCACTTGAAAAAGATTTACGTTCACTTGGTGAATCGTTTGAACAGGATTCAATTCTTTATTCACCAAAGGGTGGTGTTGAAGCATTCCTGATTGGTACTAACAAATGCCCTGATGGTTATCCCGGTTACGGTAAGAAAATCAAACTTAAGAATGCTATCTTCGGTAAAGGTGGTGAATTCCAAACCCGTGTAAACGGTAGACCATTCATCTTTAAAGAGGATGTGGAAGCACGTAATATTGCTGAACCAAAGGGATATTTTGGTAAATTTGGCTGTAGTGTAACTGCAAACAAATCGTGGGATGAAATTGAACTGAGTGAGAGTGAGTTGAATGAATAAGTATCTTGATGAAGTGAGTGAGGTAACATTAACCTTATTTGGGATTGGTTTACTGGTATTTTCCGTGGGATTGGTATTACTGACTGGATGGTTAATCGGTCTAGGTTTCGGTATTGCAAGTACAGGCTTGATTGTTAAAGTTACTATGCAACACAGTATCAATAAAGATATTGAGAGTTTGAAAGCAGAAGTCGTTAAATTCAATTCAAAAAATATTGACAATTAATATTCACTAGTGATAACCTACAATCTACATTGTTAGAACAATAACTGGAAAGTAAGATGAAATCGTTTAATGAGTACAATCACGAACGTTACGCTGATGACAAAAAACGCAACTTAAAAGAAAACAAAACAAAACGAAAAAGCGAAAAACAGAATCTGAAACATCTTATTAATAATCAACTAGGTGACGATGTTGACCCAGTTGATGAATATGATGACGATGAATTCGATTATTAAAATTATGACCCGTTGGCCAAATTGGATTAAGGCATGGGATTTCTATTCCCACGATTGGGGGTTCGAATCCCTCACGGGTTGCCAAATTATTTAAGTTATGAACAGGTGAAATGAAATGCTTAGAGAATTATTCAATAACAGGTGGGTGGGTTTTATACTTTTAATGGCTGTTTTCTTTGCTATGTCAGTAAGTTGTGAACCTATCCCTGATGCCCATGCCACTGGTGCATACAGTGAATCAAATCTATACAATATGAAGAACATCCAACCCCTTTCCGACAAAAAACAGAAGAAGGTTATGAAATGAACCAGTATGATAATGTACCACGTGTGAGAATTTTTCCAAACGGGCCAAAAGGTAATGCAGTATATCTACTGTTTGCTACGGTAAATGAAAAGGAAAAATACATTAAAGATGAATATCGTTTTTGCTTTGATGCTGAACGAAGTCATAATTCAGCAATGACTACAAACACTCGAGAAAAAACAAAAGAAGCCCTATACGCTAAACGTGTAGACTTTGCTAAGTCGTCTGGATTCATCCCGAAGTTTAATGAAAAGAACATTTGGGTTCGAGGAAAATCTGAAAACGAAGTAGCTTAGTATGATTGACTACCAGTGTAAAAGTTGGTAGTCTACTCTGATAACAATAAAAATAAAAAGAGATAAATTATGAACGGTAAACAAGCAAAAAGAATTCGCAGAGAAGCTAAAAACTTTAGTTCCCCTGAAATGATGGAAAATAAGTACGTAAAGACTAATGAAAAAAGTCGCGTTGTTCCATTCATGAAACCCCGCC